AAATGGTTTTGACTTTATAGGAGTGAAAGTTGTAAAAGGTTTTCAAGGACAAACTAATTATTACGGGGAATAAGGAGGGAAAAATGAAAAGTAAGGTACTTGAAAAATATTGGTATAAAATACCTTTTCCAGCTGGAATAACACTGGTAGAGGCAGTAGAAATAATAGAAAAATATATAGAAATGGAGGGAAAAAATGGAAAATGAAAATTTTGCAAAAGCAACAGCTATAGATGTAATTAAATTTAAAATAAAATGGGTTTTAAAAATTATTTGGTACAGCATAAATAAACCTTTAGATATCTTATTGGAATGGATGTGATGTTATGGCAAATTACAAAATAACAGTAGATGAAGCAGTAGCTCTATCAGGTGGAGAACTTAATAAAGATGATGTTTACTCTTTGATAAGAGCAGACGAGGTTCCTGGCTGTATATACAAAAAGAAAAATGAAGATAATGAAAGAGGAGCTTACTTAATTATAAAAGCTCATTGGCTAAATTTCTTAAATGGAGAAAGCTATAAAAAAGAAAAAACATCTGAGCACGGCGACCAAACCAAATCAGATGTTTTGAATAAAAGTAAATAGATAATTCTATTTGCTTGAATTGTACTACAAATTTTAAAGAAATTCAAGGAGGAAATATGATCACTATTAATTTACTCAATTTCGTATTGAGTGAACTTCAAAATAATAATAGAAGTTATGCTGATGTAACAGAAGTTTTTATCAAAAGCAAATATAAAATAGATACTTACAACTTCTATAAGTGCGCAGCCAACATAAATTATGATCCAACTAGAGAACTTATAGATCCTGGATTAATTATAAAAGGAAATGATTTTATCATAGATGTGAGATTGGCAAGGGGATATGCGACAGTTTTAAATTTCATTGACTTGAAAGCACCTGAAGAAACTGCACAAATGCCAAGTTTAATTTCTCATAGAGATGGAATGTATGTGGGTGATTAAAAATGGGAATAAAAGTTAATCAATTTTACGATAATGTAGACTGTCCAAGAGAGTTTATTTGTGCTCACTGTGGAGCACATGTCTATGTTACAGATATAAAAGATAAACGAGTGAAATACTGCTCTGCTACTTGTGAAAAGCAGTATTGGAGAGATAAAAGTAAAGCAGATGCGGCTTATAAAAAGAGAAGTAGAGAAAAGGTTCTCGGTATGAGAAATTATAGTGCTAAAGATATGGCTATTAAACTCTATAAAGAGAAAAAAGAAGCTGAGGAAACTGAAAATATAGGAGGGAAAAAATGAGTAATAATCTATTAGATTTGAACGCAAAACTATTTGAACAAATGGATAAATTGAGTAAAGAAGATATAAGCTCAGAAGAGCTAGAAAAAGAAATAGCTAGAAGTGAATCTATGATAAAGATAGCAAATGTAATTATAAGTAATGGAGATTTAGCTTTGAGAGCTGCTAAATTTAAAGATGATATGTTAAATGCTGATAATAAATTACCTAAAATGTTGGAGGGTTAAATTGAGTGATACTAGATTCAAAAAAGGGTTCGCTCACTGGAATAAAGGAATAAAAACAGGTTTGAAGCCTACCAATGGTTTTAAAAAAGGGTTCACTCCTTGGCACACAAAAGAACTTTACTCAGAAAGATTAGATAAGGATGGCTATATCTTAATTAAAATAGCTGAACCAAACAAATGGGTAAGAAAACACAGATGGCTTTATGAACAAGAATATGGAGCAATCCCAGAAAATAGTGTAATTATATTTGCAGATGGAGATAAAACTAATTTAAATACTGATAACTTAATCTGTGTTACTAGAAACGAATTAAAGGTTCTTAATCGATGTAGATTAATAAGTTCAGTTCCAGAACTAACCAAAACTGGATTAAATATAGCTAAGATTAAAATTAAGTTGGCAGAATTAAGGAAGGAGAATAAATATTGAATATAAGAGAATATTTATCTTTGAATAGAAATAAAATTGTTTTAGCTTTTGATAAAGAAGATATAGAAGATTTATTAAAGTTTAAAGAAATGGCTAAAAATGAAACTATAAAAGGAATAATAGTGTCTGGAAAATATATAGGATTTACAGATACATTTAGAATATTTGCGGTAGAAGATACAGATAAAGAAAGAAAAGGTGTAGATGATTCAAAACTGTATTCTATAACTTTATTAAATGAATTATTTAAAGCAGAAACAATAGCAATATTAAATAATGGCAAATTAGCCATTCAAATAGGGACTGAAATAACAGAATATGAAGCTCTAAAGAAAAAAGCTTTAAATATAAAAAAAGTTATTGAAAGCTATGAATATACAACATACTTAAAGGCTAATTTTATAAATAAAGTTGCAACAGATATAGTTTGGAAAATGCTAAAACTAACAAAATTTGATACAAGAAAATATTTTATTTTTAAAGATAACAAAGTAAGAGTTGAAGCTTATCCAAATGAGGACTCAAAATTAATACTAGATAATCTGTTTGAATATAACAAAGATAAATTAGATGTTAAATTTAACTTAAATGTTAAATACATTGATTTATGGCTAAAATACATAAAAAATGAATTTTTTAATATAAGTTTAAGTACATCTAATAGTGCTATTAAATTCAGTAATTGCAACATAACTTATATAGTTATGCCAATGAGACTTTTATAAAAAATGGAGGAAGAAGAACAATGAATATAAAAGAGTTAAAAGCAGAAGCCAAAAAATTAGGATTAATTGGATATAGCCAATTAAATAAAGAGGATTTAGAGTATCTTATAGCCGTTTCTAAACAAGAGGTTATAGAAATGTCTAAGGAGGAGTTTGAAACCTCTCTATCAAGCTGTGGTGAAGTATACAGCTATGATAATGAAGATGATTGGCATAAGTTAAGAGAAAAAAGAATTGGTGGTTCTGATATAGGAGCAATACTTGGTGTAAATCCTTACAAGTCTATTATAGATGTTTACATAGATAAAACAGAGGGTAGTACATTTAAAGGAAATGCAGCTACTCACTGGGGGCATATGTTAGAGGGAACAGTTATAAAAGAGTTTGCTAATAGACATAGTGAATTAATTGTATATGAAGCACCATATTCTATTGTAGACAATTTCTTTATAGCCAATTTAGATAGTGTTCTAAAAGATAAGGAAACAGGAGATTATGGAGTTTTAGAAATAAAGACAACTTCTATTTGGAACAAAAAAGAATGGGAAGAAGATACAATCCCTCAAAGTTATTATGCTCAAGTACAGCATTATCTTATGTTAACAGGATATAAATTTGCTTATATTGCAGTTCTGATTGGAGGACAACAATATAAGGAATTTAAAGTGGAAAGAAGTGAAGAAGATATAGAACTTATTAGAAATAAGGCTAGTGAGTTCTATAATCAAAACATTTTAAAACTAATACCTCCAATGCCAGATGGAAGTGATGCATATATGGACCACTTGAAGAAAAAGGCACTAGAAATAGAAAATAATGAGGTTATAGAGTTTGCAGATTTAGAAGAAAAAGCTGCAAAGGTTAAAGAATTAGGTAAACAAATTAATTCTTTAAAGAAAGACCAAGACCTATTGAAAGAAGAAATAATGTTAGAACTTATAAATAATGGTACTCAAAAAGGAGTTGCTGGGAAACATAAATTTAATATTCAGAGCAAAAAAAGTCCTGATTTTGAGGCTATGACAAAAGAAAATTTAGAACTAATAGAACAATATAAAGAATTAGAAAGTAAACATCAAAAAACATCAAAATTTTTAATGGTTAGATAATAAAGGAGAGTAGATAAAATGGGAACAACAACAGCCAAAAATAGTTTAACAGCAAATAATGGAACAACAGCAGTAGCAGAAAAAAAACAAAAAACAATATTTGATGTAATACAAGCAGGAGCTAAGCAATTTGCAACAGCATTGCCAAAGCATATAAATTCAGATAGATTTGTCAGAATAGCAATAACAACTATAAGACAAAATCCAAAATTGGCACAATGTAACCAAGAAAGCTTATTAGGAGCATTAATGGTATCTGCGCAGTTAGGACTAGAACCAGGAGTACTTGGGCAATGTTATTTAATTCCTTATGGTAGAGAATGCCAATTCCAAATAGGATATAAAGGAATGATAGAACTCTTAAGAAGAAGTGGGCAATTAAAAGATATATATGCCTATTCTGTCTATGAAAATGATGAATTTGAAATGACTTACGGTTTAGATAGAGATTTAAAACATAAACCAAACTTACAAAATAAAGGAAACTTTATAGGTTGCTACTGTGTAGCAGTTTTAAAAGATGATGCAAGAGCATTTGAATATATGACAAAAGATGAAATAGAAGCACATGGAAAGAAGTTTTCTAAAACTTATGGTAATGGTCCTTGGAAAACAGATTTTGAAGCTATGGCACACAAGACAGTAGTTAAGAAAATGCTTAAATGGTTACCTCTTTCTGTAGAATTTCTTGAAATGGCAAACAAGGATGAAAAAACATTCAAGGTTGCTGGTGAAAAAACTGGCGAGACAGAAGAAGTTATAGTATTAGATGATGGAATGGTTGTCAATGGAGAAACTGGAGAAATTATAGAAGAGCCAAAAGAAGAATATAAAAAAGGTTCTTATGATGACACAATAGCTCAAAATTTGTTTGAAAAAAACAACTAGGAGGCAACAATGAATGAAATAATAATTGAAAAAAAAGATAAAATAACAAGTTTAGAAATAGTAGAAGAAATAAATAGATATAGAAAAGAGGAAGGAAATAGAACAAATTTACAACATAAAGATTTGTTGAAAATTATAAGAGAAGAATTTTCTGAAGAAATAGGTGAGGGAAAAATTTCGCCAACCTCTTATAAGGATCAATGGAATAGGGAACAACCTATGTTTGTCTTAACTCTTAGCCAAGCAAGACAAGTTTTAGTTAGGGAAAGTAAATATGTTAGAAAATCTGTTATACACTTCCTGGAAACATTAGAAGAAAAAATAAAAAATCCATTTGTTAACTTATCTATACAGCAAATGATGATAGCAACTTTACAGGAACAAGAAAAGATTGTAGATAGAGTAGAAGTCTTGGAAAATAAAGTAGACAATGAAATAAGAGTTGATAATGGAGAACAAAGAAAAATCCAAAGAGCAGTTGCAACAAGAGTATATCAAAGGTTAGATATTGTTCCAGGATTAATAGAAGATAAAAAATACATGTTCCAAGCTATATATAGAGATTTAAAAGATAGATTTGGAGTAGCAAGTTACAGAGATATTAAAAGAAAAGATTTAAGAGATTGTTTAGAATATGTTTCTGCATGGATAGAACCAGCGGACCTAAGAAGTAAATAGGAATATGCAAAAGGAGGTAGAGGAGCTTGGAAGAAAAAGAGCCTTATTTCCAAGTTCCTAAAAGCCTTTTTAGGAGTTGGAGAGCAGGAGAAATAAATAGTACAGCATTTGCTGTATATATGTTAATGCTAGATAGATATAAGATTTCTTGTTTAAAAGAAAATAGAAAAAATTTTACAGATGAAGATGGAGAAGTATTTTTTGTATATGCTTATAACTCTTTGATGGAGGATTTAAATATAGTTAGAAAAAATGAAATAGCAAAAGCAATACAAGAGTTAGAAAAATTAGGTTTTATTAGAAGCTTAAAAAAACATGGAAAGGCTACTAAGTATTATATAACTAGTAACGTAAACGATACCACTA